TGTCGGGATGACCTTGGCGCGTGCGGCCCAACTGCAAAACTGTACATGGAGATGCCCGATGAAAAAACTATATGAACGCTTACTTTATCGGCTGGGTGAACGGCTGCGCGGCCCCTGGCCCGACGCCGTTCCGCTCCCGCCGCACGTTGCGAACCTGAAGCTAAACCCTGAACTGCTGCTGATACATTTAATTAAAACAACGAACGAAACGGGACGATAAAAATGACAACTCAACAAAAGAAGTTTACGGCCTGGTGTAAGGCCACCGAGCTAACCCGTGAACAAACCGCCGCCGTGTTTGGCTGCGACCTGCGGACCATCTACCGCTATTTGTCTGGCACGACAGAACCGCACGGCGGTGTCATGCGACTGCTAGAAGTGTTTACACGCTTCCCCGCCGTCCAGGCTGAGATGATTGAGAAGCATACCCACTAGAACGGCACGGCGTCTTTCAGGCGGTAGGTAACTTTCGGCCTACCGGACGCGCCGGTGGCTGCTGCGATGACTTCAATCAACACCTCGGCTGCAATTAACCCTTTCATCACGGCATCACGATCACGGCCCAGGAACTGCGTCTTGCGGCATAAGACTGACGCTTGCATCGACCCACCCGCCTTACGGACTATCTCGATAACACGCTTGCTAAAATTCTCTGCGGCGTTGTCGCTGACATAACGCTCGACGCCATCCACTAGCTGATTGATTGACCTGTCTACAATGGCTCGGGCGAACTCTACATCGTAGGTGTTGATGATCGGGTTTTCGGGGTCACAGCCGATGGCGTGGATCATGGCGACCTTGATGGTCAACTCGTCGCGCCGCGCCCAGAACGATGTAAACGGCGTGCCTTCCAAAGCCCTCAACTTTTTGGTTGTGTCGAGCTTCATGTCTTTAATCATCTTGGTAGCGGCGTCATCATATGAAACGTGCATTAGCTCTGGCGTATGGCTCCCATCCAATGCAGACGCGATACCACCGATGCCCTCGTTTATTCTGGCAAGCAGATCAACCAAATCGACTGGCGGGTCTTTCTCCTGCGCGTTTTGATCGTCGGGGTAATTCTCCTCGGATTCAAAGACCAAGAACCGCGCCAGCGAACCGTCAACCGCGTTGCTGCTTTCCAGAGCCTTCCAGAAGTGGCTTGGGACTGTCGTGCCGTACACACTCAAACACGGCTGGACGATTTCCTGCCGGGGGCGGTCCCGTTGGTCGGCGTACTCGATGCCGTGGTACGTCAAATTGCTGGAGGTAAACAACTCGGTCATGTGGGACATAATCTCGATCAGATGCTTCGGTCCGCGCTTGTCGAGCATGGCACCCAAGAACATCCCAAACTCGTCGATCTGGAACAGAATGGACGGGCTGCGGTGCAGGGCACTCAACAAGCCCGAGCCTGACGCGATCTTGGACCCGCCGATCTTCTTCTCGGCTCCCAGAAAGTCGCTGAAAAGCCGGTCTACGATCTGGCGGCTATGGTTCTTGCCAGCCCCTGAGTCCGCGAGGCTGATGGCGAACAGGTTGGTACGCAGATTGGACGGGCTGCGGTACTTGCGCCCTGCCAGCGTCCCAATGGCGCATAAGGCCGCTGCCAGGGCCAAGATTGGCTGGGGACGGATAGAGGTTTCATTGATGTATTGGGTCAGCTTACCCACCGCGCCTTTTGGCTCCAGGGAGCCAGACTTGCGTTTAAACGGCGCGGCCACTGACTCGGCCTTTTTCCAGGGCGCTACAGGCGCGACCTTGGCCGGGGGCGGCTCAAATACCTTGGCGTCAAAGACGGCTTCCTGGCGCATCCCCAGGGCGTCCTGTAGCCATGCCGTAGCCCCATCGAGGGTTGCCCCGGTTACGGCTATAACCAAGTCTATGGCGGTCATGCCAGCGTCTCTGGCGAAATCCCTTATGCCGTCTGGCGTAATACCGATATTGGCCCCATCACCGTCCCGCCAATGGGCCACGGCCCTATACCCGCGATTGGCCCCACGTTTGGCGTCTGGAATCAGCCTTGGAACCCAATTATCCAGGTTTAACAAAGCGGTATCATTGATATCACGCCAAAAGCTATCATTGTCGCCTTGCACGGAAGCCTGGATAGCTTTGCCGTTAACAGCCTGTTTCTCTACCTTGGATTGGAATGGCTCCAGGGCTTTTGCAATTCTATCGTGTATGTCGTGGGGCAATTCTGGCAACTCAGAGGCCGTTAAATCCTCCAAAGTGTCGGGGGTCAGCCAGTGATAACTCATGCCCTCGGGGTGGATGGACGGCGGCAGGACCGTCTGTTTGCCTTGGGCCAGCACCTCAATCACCGAAACGCCATCCAGCAGGTACTTCTTGGACAGCACCGCGAAGCCCCTGTACATAGCCGTATAGCCCTTGGCACCCATCTTTTTGACCGGGGACGGCGGCAGACACGCCTCCAACGCGGCGCGGACTTCTGGGCTACCGTAGTCAAAGTCGATGGCCGTTACGTTGCTGGCTCGACCCAAGGCCAAACAGATCGACGGGCTAGGCCACTTGGCCCAGATGTCCAACTGGAACTTGGTTGGGGCTTTATCACAGAACCGCTGCCATTGGTTCATACCGATCCACTGGTTGCCCTTGAACTCGCCGGGACGCTTCTCTCCAGGCATGATGGGTATAACCGAGTACCCCCGCTCTACGAGCCGGGTTGCAGTCGTGATGAAGTCGGTCATTCTTGCCCTATGACACTTACAATTAATTGTGGGATTTCGGCGTACTGCTTGGTAGCCGTCAGCTTAACAATCTGCGAGACGTCAACGACCACAATGCCGTTCATGCCGTCGAGGGCTTTAACGATGTTATCTAGGTCAGGCTTAGTTGTTGGCTTGATTTGTCCCGCGATTGCAGCAAGCCGCTTCTTAAGCGACCAAGACTTTGGCACAAGCATATGTGCATCTACAACAACTTCAACAGGCCCACCCATTGGCGGCACGTTTCTCATTGCCTCCGCAGCGTAAGCCGACACCTGATTCTCATACCGGCGCGTTTTCTCCGGCGTGTACGAACGCACATGACCACCAAATGTAGATATTCTGGCGCGGCCCTTCGCTACAGGTTGTCCTGGGACGGTGAAGGACACAACTCTCACGAATAGAAGTCCTGCGCCTTCACTTTTCCCCTTGTTGCCTTCTCTATAGCCAACATATGTTCTGGACGCGGTATACGCTTGTCATCATCCGTAGATGTCCACCTGTGTATCGCGCTGTCTGAAACATCAATCATAACGGCGAACTCACGATTGGTGAGCTTCTGCAGATCAAGCCATTTTCTCAATTTCATATAAATCTCCGTTGCAGAGAAAATAGTGTTTGACACAGCGACGACGACTTGGCAATCTCCTTTTTGCCAAAACGGAAATGTAATCACAACCAACGAGGAAATCATGAACTTCAAACCAAAAATGTTTTCTAACCGTACTGTTGAAGATGCCGCGTCAGATTGGATGGACGCAAAGAACGAAGAGATTGCGGCAAACAAGCGCCGTCTTGAGCTTGAGGAGGAGCTTCTCTCCTTCATCACATCAAAGACTGAAGGCAGCGAGTCCCATCAGATCGGACCATACAAGGTCACGCTCACTGGTCGTCTCAACCGTAAGGTTGATTGGGATATGCTGCCGAAGCTCGGCATCCCAGAAGACATTCTACCGCTGAAACATAAACCCGAACTGGACTTGAAAGGACTGCGCTATCTGGAAAGCAATGAACCTGAATTTTATAACGCTTTTTGCAAGGCTCTAACTGTTGAACCAGCAAAAACATCTGTAACCGTCATTAGAAACGAGAATTAATATGGCAATCAATCTTAAATCATTACGAAAAGGCAGCATTGTCCGTCCTCCGCGTATTGTCTTGTACGGTACGCACGGCGTTGGTAAGAGCAGCTTCGCCGCACAAGCCGACAAGCCTGTGTTCATCCAGACCGAAGAGGGCCTAGATGCCCTTGACGTAACATCTTTCCCACTAGCTACGTCATACGGCGATGTGATGGAGGCTTTACGTTCTCTCTATACTGAAGACCATAACTTCGGAACTGTCGTTCTGGATTCAGCCGACTGGATGGAGCAGTTGATCTTCAAGCAAGTAGCCGTAAACCATAAAGTCACTAACATTGATGAAATTGGTTTTGGTAAAGGCTACGCGTTTGCCACTGATTTATGGCGTAACGTCATAGAAGGGTTTGATCTTCTCCGTAACGAAAAAAAAATGGCCGTAATTTTGCTGGGCCACACCCAGGTCAAAAGGTTTGACGATCCTCTGACCGATAGTTACGACCGCTACATGCTTGATATGCACAAAGGCGGTGCGGCGATAATCTCGGAATGGTGCGACCTTCTGATGTTTGCGAACTACCGTGTAAACACCGTGAAGTCGGATGTGGGCTTTAACCAGAAAAAGACCCGAGCCGTTGGTGCTGGTGAGCGTGTTTTACACACTCAAGAGCGTCCCGGCTGGGTGGCTAAAAGCCGCTGGGCATTGCCCGAATCTATGGAACTAAACTACGAAACTTTCGCAACCGAACTTGCAAAAGCAATGGAACCCAAAGGAGAATAACTATGGCTGAACTACATGGATTTGAGTTTAACCCTGATGCCGTTACGGATCGTCCTGGCAAGACGTTGTTGCCTGTTGGTGAATACGTCGTTGAGGTAACCGACAGCGACTTCAAGGACACTAAAAACGGCCTTGGCAAATACATCAACTTTGAGTTTACGGTCCTCGACGGTGAGTACGTTGGCCGTAAGTTCTATGAAAACCTGAACGTCGTAAACAGGAACGATAAAACTGTTGAAATCGCAAACCGCGCCTTGAAGGACATACTCCGCGCAACCAATACGCTGGGTAAGCCGTTCAAGAACACCGCTATGCTGCACAACATCCCCTTGAAAGTCCGTGCTGCTATGGGGAAACGCAGCGACAATGGTGAAGACGAAAACAGATTCCGTTTTTTTGCTATCAATGAAAGCGTCCCGTCAGACGCTTCGGCCACGCCAGTAACGGCTGTGCGTGCCGCTTCAGTGGCTTCTGATAACGGTCCCAAGAAGAAGCCCTGGGAAAAGTAGCAAATAGGGAGCCGGGGGTTAGCCGCCCCCGGTTTTTTTCATGACTGCAGACCATAACAAAATGACCACGGTAGTAATAACCGTTACTAAGCCTAGTCAGCTAACGATGTTTGATGAGGAAGAATCCAAGCGCCGCCGGGATGACGGCATCGCGCTGGTGGCAGATAATGGCGCTGGATGGCATGACCGAGCCATGTACGTGATCTGGCACCTCCCCATTGGCTGGACCGGCATAGGCGAGGACATCAGAAAGCTGGTTTTAGAGTCAGGTGCCGGACCCCCACACCATCCGAATTGCTGGGGGGCGCTTATCATGTCAGCGACAAGACATAAAATGGTTCAAAGAACTGGTGAAGTAAGGCACGCAAGGATCGTGAGTTCTAACGCACGGACTTGTTTGGTTTTGGAAAGAATATAATGGTCCCCATTAGCCTCCCCGACCCAACGCTTATGCGTATGAACGATGCCCTTGAGCAGCAGTATGCCTCAGAGCAGCGCGGCTACATCGGCGCGTCCTCCATTGGCTCGGCTTGCGAACGGCGTATCTGGAACCAGTTCCACTGGGTCAATGCGGAGAAGATGACCGCCAAGTCCCTTAAGGCTATTGCGGACGGCCACCACAGCGAAGATGTAATGGCTGGCCGCTTACGGCTGGTGGACGGTATATCGCTCCAGACCCACCAGGAAAGTGGCGAACAGTTTGGCTTTGAAGACGGCCACATTCGGGGCCACCTAGATGGCATCATCTTCGGGCTGGAACACTCCCCAGAACAACACGTTTGGGAACACAAGTGTGTAAACGTCGAGAAGTTTGAGAAGCTGATAAAGCTGAAGAACAAGGATGAGTCTCGTGCTTTGTTGGAATGGGACGAAATCTATTTCGCCCAGGCCCAGCTTTACATGCACTACTTCAATATAGATTGGCATTACCTGACGGTCTGCACGCCGGGGAGCCGAGATGAGACGGCGTGCTTTACGGCGTTGAACCCCGACGCGGCCAAGCACTACATAGAACGCGCCAACAAGATCGTTAGCGCCGATAAGCCCCCGCCGCGCATATCAGAAAGCGCGGCATGGTTTCAATGTAAGATGTGTCCGTTCACGGACAACTGCCACGGCGCTAAGATACCAACGCCGAATTGCCGCACTTGCGTCCACTCAACGTCTACTCAGGACGGCAAATGGATTTGTGAACTGCATAAACAAAGACTAGATCGTGAAGTACAGAAGTCTGGCTGTAAGGATCACTTGTACAACCCTGGCCTGATGCCGGGAACGCAAACTGATGCCGGTGAAGGCTGGATTGAATATAAACTCAACAACGGAAACATAATTAGGAACCAAAATGCTACAGTTACGTCCCTACCAGCAACAGGCGGTTGATTCGGTATTTGAGTGGTTTGAGGGTGACGGCCATTCGGCCAACCCTCTGATCGTCCTGCCCACAGGCACGGGCAAGAGCCTTGTGCTGTCTGAGATATGCCGCCGGTCCATTGCCGAATACGGCGAGATGAAGATCGTGGTCGTCACTCACGTTATGGAACTGATTAAACAGAACCATGAAGAGATGATGCGTCAATGGCCCGAGGCTGACGCTGGCATATACTCGGCTGGCATTGGTAAGCGCCAGCACACCCCAGCCGTTGTGTTCTGCGGCATCCAATCCGTACATGCAAAGGCCCACCTGTTCCAGAAGGTGGACTTCGTAATCGTGGACGAAGCGCATCTCATTCCGCGCAAGGTCAACACGATGTATCAGAAGTTCCTCAACAGCCTCCGTGTAGCCAACCCGCACATGAAGATCATCGGCCTGACGGCCACGCCATACCGAATGGACAGCGGGATGCTGCACAGGGGCGATGGGGCGCTATTTGATGACGTTTGCTACGAGTACAGCGTGTTGGACGCGGTTAAAGAAGGTTACCTCTGCAACCTGATTACCAAGAACACTCGGCTGGAATTGGACACCAGCGGCGTCCACACCAGGGGCGGTGAGTTTATCCAAGCCGAACTGCAAGACGCGGTGGACGAAGAAGGCATCAACCGCCGAGCCGTAGAAGAGATGATCGAGTGGGGCCAGGACCGCAACCATTGGCTGGTCTTTGGCTCTGGCGTAAACCATTGCCGCCATCTGGCTGACATGCTGAACGAAGAGGGCGTAGATTGCCGCACCATCTTTGGCGACACGCCTAAAGACGAACGCGCTGAAACGATTGCAGCGTTTAAACGCGGTGAGGTACGTGCTTTATGCTCAATGGGCGTACTGACAACAGGTTTTAATGCACCGCAAGTAGACATGATTTCCGTCTTGCGGCCTACCAAGTCCCCAGGTTTGTATGTGCAGATTGTAGGGCGCGGTATGCGTATTGCCGAGGATAAGAAGGACTGCCTGATCTTAGACTTCGCCCGTAACATCCAACGGCACGGGCCTGTGGATCAAGCCAGGGTCAAGAACAAAGACCACCGGGAGAAGACTGGGCCGAGCGACGGGCCGTTGGTTAAGAACTGCCCCCAATGCCGTAGCGTTGTGCATTTGTCCTGTATGCAATGCCCCGACTGCGGCTACGAGTTCCCCCGTGAGATTCAGATCGTGTCCAAGGCCAGCGAACTGCCTGTTCTATCGAGCGGTAGCATTACGCACTGGGTTGATGTTGATAGCGTCCACTACAGCACGCACCGCAAGGTTGGTAAGCCTGACAGCCTCAAGGTGACTTATAGCTGTGGGTTCTTGAGGTACAGCGAATGGTGCTGCCTAGAACACTTTGGTTTTGCGGCTGAGAAGGCAAAGGCTTGGTGGCGGCGTCGAGGGGGTGGTAATCCTCCTGTTTCCATAGCCGAAGCGATTGCGCGGCAACACGAATTGATGAAGCCAAGTTCTATACAAATCAAACGCAACGGTAAATTTGATGAAATCACAAACTACAGGTTTGATGTGCTACGTGTGCCGCAGGGAGAGTCGAGGCTTTCGGTTTAACCCGAAATCTATCGGCCTGTTTGACCCGGTCCTGCACTTTTGTTCAATGAGATGTATGGGGGACCGTATGATTGATCCAACGGCAAACGAACTAAAGGCAATGGAAATGTCCAGCGAACGCGCTGGGGAATACCTTGGCTGGCTGAAGAAGACCGACATGGCTGAGTTCAGCAAGAAAGAGTGGTCCGATCTTATTGAGGTGATCGTGACCGGCTATTGGGAAGGGATGCAGAATCTGGCTGAGAAGGCTCTGGAGATTGAGCCTATTTAAGACCAAACAACTTTGCACCAAGCGCCCGTTGGTGAACCGCGCCTCCGCGTGCCTTCGCAATGTCGGGGTTGATTGGTGGTAAAATTAACTTTGATGTTGGTTCTTCTCTTTTAAAATAATCCTGAAGTTTATCAATACCACCAGCATTTTTTATGTTTGTTGGAGAAGCATAAAACGTCCAACCTGTTTTATCAGACCCCCCCCAACGGCCCGGTGGAGGTGAATCTGGTTCATTGGCATGAACACTATCATATGAATAAGTAATGTGATTAGGAAGTTTAAATTTTGAAGTTAAATGTCCACGACTATCTGGAATAGCCCCGGCGTTAAACGCGGCTTTAAGATCGTAGTCTGAGGATTCTTTAATTTTGTATTTTTGAATCCAAGAACGGAATTCATCATCGTTATTTTCTTCACTCATCACCCACACCCCAGTCGCTCAGACCACATCACCGCGTAGTCCATCATCCACTTAGTCGGGCTTGTCAGGTCCGGCGCTGGTATCACCAGACACACCCGGCTTGGGTCCATACTTGGCTTCAAGTCGTTTCCAGACGCGCAGCCGGTCAGCGTCGGTAATAGGAACAGCAACCTTAGCAATGGTGTCCAGCGTAGCCTGAGCGTTTTCATTGGCTTGTTCCGACCGGCCAGCGTTGATTAGCTGGCGGTCCCTGAAGTACCCGAAGATCGCCCCGAGTGCCCCGAAGACCGCCTTAATCAGACCGATCACTTAACGATGGCGGTCTTGGTGACCAGCCGAAGGGCGATATTAACCAGCGCCAGGATGGTCGTCACCACGGTCGCCTGGACTTCAGGCGTCAGGCCGAGGTCGAGCTTGAACACCCCGGCCAGGGTGGCAACGGTGGCGACTACGTTAATCCACAGGGTCTTGCTGGCATACCATTTGGTCGTATCCATTTAAGCCTCCTTGAATAGATCAGTTACACGCTTCGCACGTTGCGGCGTCTGCTTGGCCCAGGCGCTGTCCAGAGCCTCTCTACGGGCTGCATTGTAGTCTCGGGCTTGCAGGGCGGCCAACATCTTCTTGAACTTCAGCAGCGCCCCCAGGCCCATCTGGAAGGTCATATTGGCTATGGCCCGTTGAACGTCTGGGGGCTTGGTTTCCAGCCAGGGCAATGCCTTGGCAAGCTGGGCCTTGACCCGATCAATGTCGTTATCGAGCATCTCCATAGCCTCGTCCTGGGTAATGCCAACGTCATCCAGGTTGCGGCCAACGCCAATGGTGGTCTTACCGGCTGGGCACAAGTACGGCTTGAGCCGGATGCCCTCCTCGGCAATCAGGTCTTCCCTTAGCCCTTCCATGGCACGCCGTTAGCCAGTAGCCAGCCCACCATCGCAATCAAAATTCCCATCAGGCCCCACATGATCTTATCCAGCCGGTTGTGGATAGTCTTGAAGGCGTCTTTGATTTCGCCATACCGTTCAGCACATATCTGCTCATGGAGGCTAAGGCGCACTTCCGTGACTGTGGGGTCGGTCATTTAAATACCTTGTTATTTAATAATTCGGAACTTCTGGAGGTTTCTCTTTTTCCTCTGGCAAATAACCATTGGTTAACAACCAACTGTTTATTCGTTTTGCCTTTATTTGCCTTGTTCCAGGAAATTTAATGTAATCAGCTAAATCTTTTGCTATTTCTGGGTCATACATTGCTTTATTCAAAAGCTCGCCCATTTGAGTTTTGCTTTGACCGCGCATAAATCTACCTAATAAATCTACACCCGCAGATTTAGCTCCTACACGCCCTGACTGAACAGCAAATACTCTTGACATAAGCTGGTTTATGCCAGTTCCAAGCCTTGCTTCTATATCAGCAAGAATATTTGGATCATATGGTTGGCCGCTTGATGCTTGTACTCTAGCAAGTTGTTCAGATGCAGACGCAATATCAGAAATTGAATTTCTTTGTTGAAGATTTAATACACTAATTACAGATGGAGTTTTAAGAGCATCCTTAATTTGTGCTGGCGGCAGAACGCTAACCCTGTCCCAAACAGCCCTTCTTAATGAATTAAACGCTTCTTCATCATCTCTAACTCTTTCAACTATTTGCTGCATTAATTTGGGGCTTTTTAAAGAACGGTCAATCGTTTCATCAGGAGTTAAAGTTCCGCGATTTACAGCCTGTAAGTTTCTAGCAAGTATTGAATCTTCAATAGATTTTTTACGACCTTCTAAAACTGCATTACGCTCACCAATGCTACGCATGGCGGTTTCTAAGTTTTTAGTTGTTAAATCAGTTACCGGAAATTCTTTTAAAATACTGGCGTTTTTTTCACGCCACTGAGATAGGGCTTTTTGATTTATGTCGCCCTCTTTAACCGCTGAATTACGAAGGTCATCAAGTAAAATATCATTAACATTTTTAACTTCTGGAGCGTTTTCTCCAAAAGTTTGTTTAAATTGTTTAGCACTAGTTTCATCTTTAGCAAAAAGTTCAGCAACTTTTTCGTCTGGAGTTTGGTAAAACCCACGACCATCTCGTTGTCTGACTTTAAAAGCTGAACCTTGGTTAAATCTATCTATGTATTCTTTTTTATATGTTGCGCGAAAAGCATCGTAATTAGCTTTGATTTCTGGAGACTTGCTGGCGACAGCAGATTCAAGCCATTTATCTAGTTTTGTTTCCATAACTTTTAAAAGTCTGGCTTGACCAGGATTTGGGTTTGTACCAGATGTTGCTGTACGCAAATCATCAGAAATAGTTGTGCGTAGCGCCATTATGTCAGTAAAATTTGTAGGTATAATTTCTTCTTTGTCACCGGAACTTTTAACGGCCATAAGTTTTTTGGCGGTTTCAGGAACGCCTTTTTCTGATGCTAGGTAAGACCTACTTTTAATTAACTTATCAACATCAGAAACATATGTTTGAAATGGTTCAGTAAGATTTAAATCATTCAATTTTAAATCTTCGGCTAATTTATCCATCTCGGTTCTTGTGGTAACGCGAAGTTCGTTATAACGGTCGCGCACAGCTTTTCCCTGTGAACCTAAATCTCTTCGCGCCGAAGGAAATATTGTTGATAAACCGCCAGTTATTGAGGCTGTTTTTTGTTTTGCAGCTTCTATTTGCCCATACAAGCCGGTTAATTTATTGTTTGCTGTATCAATAACGTATTCAGGGTTAAATCCTTCAGGCGCATTTTTTGCTGCATAAGCTGAAATAGCAGATTCGTTTGCCCTTCTTCTGGCCGCAAAGTTTTCTAATTGTTGGCCTTCAGCAGATTGCTCAATAGCGCGTTGCGTAACTGTAAGTGACGGCGAGCCTGTTGCTTCGGCTAGGCTTGGTTGATAGCCAGGAATTTGCTTACGCAATCTTTCAGCTTCTTTAAGACCTTCTCTTGCTTCAATAGAGAAAGATGGGCCAATAACATTAGAAACTGTTTCTTTAGCTTTTTCAGCCAATGCTTGAGGGCTAAATCTTGAGTATAGCCATTTTGTTCCGCGTACAGCCAATCCGCTCGGTGCATAAGTGGAGGCTATAGGTGCAAAACCACCGACAAGCCCACCCAGTGGCTCATATTTTTCTCCTAAATATTCTCTTGCCGTACCAACGCCTAGACCAGAAGTAAATGTGGATAATGCTTCACCCAAAGCAGCGGTAGCTGGAGCATTTCTTATGCCTTGAGCCGTTTCAATAGCTACATTTTTCAAAGCGCCAAGTCTCGTTGGGGATACAGACTTCTCAACAGCCGCAACGGCTGGTGCGCCAGTCATTGCTAAAACTGTGTATGGCAGATTTTCTGTAAAAACTTCACCTGCGCGGCGCATAACACGTTGGGTTGGAGTCTGAGGTGGCCTTGCAGACCTTAGCCAATTAGAAATTGGAGTTTCAGATTCACTGTAAGATGGAAATTTTCCAGCAGCTAACTGCCGGTTCATTCCGACAAAACGTTCTACAGGCTCAACAATAGGGGCTATCCCCACATTAAAAGCAGCGGGGAATTGAGCATATGCTGGCGTTTCTGCAAACGGATCATAATCTACAGAAACTTCTTTCCCTTTTGAGGAAGAGGTTTTTGCAGCAAATGGATCATAATCAACTGGGACTTCAGCCATATTAAGGAACCCACTTTGAATATTGGCCCGAACCGTCTTTTCTATACCAATTCCCGTCTGGCGCTTGTTGCCAGCCCTTAGCTTCAACTTCCTCAGAAGAAGGAGATGGCAAATTTAAATTGCTTTTTTCTGCGGCCTTCTTTCCAACCGTATCGTCATCGCTTGGTCTTTTAATTTTTTCAGGATCGCCAATTTTAGTTAATATACTTTCGGCAGAAGAAATTTTAGAAGCCGCTTCTTTTCTTTGATCCGCTGGAGCGTTATCATCATTTCTTATTGCTGTTTGTTCTTTAATAGTTTTTTCAGCGTCTTGTTTCCACGTAATAAGTTTGTCGTATTCTGCGGCAGGTGAAACAAACACACCCATTGAAGGAAGTAATTTTTGTATTTCACTTCTTTCGTTTTCACTTAATCTTGATAAACCACCCCTCATTGCATAAACATCTTGAGAAAAAGATTTTAATTTATCTCTAGCAATATTGAGCGTTTGCCCAGGGTCATACGCGCCAATAGTCGCGCTTGCTGCCATTTGTTTAATAGGGTCTCTACCTCCCAAATAATTTACTGCTTCAAGAAGGGGTATATCCGCCGCCTTAACAGGTGGCTGATTTACGGCAGATGGAAGTTGCCCTACTGTTGCTTGTCCAGTTGTTGGCTGTACCGCTGTGGCTTGTGGTCTACCATTGCCACTAAGATCAGCCAAATTGTATATTTTAGCTGCACCAGTTACTGGGTCGCGGTCTATCCCCGTGACACCAGTTGCAATATTAATAACTTGATCGGGTGAAAGATCAGGATTCGCGTTTTGTATAAATTTTATTTTCGCTTCTAACGCCGTGTCTTTATCAAGTGGCGGAGCCGTGTAAACAGGAACTAAAGTACCATCAGGCTGTCTCTCAAGGATAACTTCTCCAGGACGAGCTTTTACATTTTCGTTTTGTTTAGCAAGAGCAGATTGCAATGAAAGACCAGTTGTTAATTGGGCCATTCTGTTTTTAGCGCGTTCTGCTTTTTTAATATCAAATTCGTTTAATCCACCCAAAATACCCGTAGCTACATTTTGTAAAGGTTGTGCAGATTGACCAGCCGCTATGCGAAAACCAATATCAGATATAGTTGACCTCAAATCTTTATCAGACATAGGCCGATCTTCTGTGTCTCCAGAGTATTCTTTTGCTAAGTCAATATACGGCTGAAGTAACGATAATTTACCCCCAACCGCATACCCCTTCACCGCCCCGCCGTGAGCCATAGCCGCCACACGGCTGGCATCGGCAGCGCCCGACATCAGGGCTTCCGTGGACGGGTTCTGCGGCGCTTCCGGCGCGGCCTGACGCTGCGGGATTTCGGGCTGCTCTTCCGGCCCCTGGCCCATCATTTCCTGACGCACAGCGGCCATAAACGCAGGGTCCATGTCGCTCACGCCCGTGCTATCGCCGGTCATCTGCGGCGGCTGCTGGGGGGCGTTCGCGCCGCCCCTTAGCGCGTTCAAGGCGTTCATTGCCGCCATACGCTGCTGCGGTGTACTACGCGGATCGGTCATCATCGCCATCAGCATGTCGGGCGACTGCTGCTGTTGCATTGGATTGAACGCCATTATGAAGCCCTCGCAAACATTCCAAGTCCACGCTTCGGCAGCTTGCCGTAGCTAGACTTCTTCAGTGAACCTTTTTTAACAGCCCCGCCTTTGGCCAGAACTTTAGCTCCAATCCCAACAGCCAAACCACCAATCTGTGAAGCTAAACTCGCACCCGGCGCAGATGTAGTCGTCGATCCAGTCGATCCACCTGCCGGTGCGCCACCTGCAATAGCGGACGCCTGACCGACGTTGTAGAACGGCGCGGCGTTTTCCGCAGCGACCTGCCCTCTGCTGGCGTCAATGCCACGCTGTTGCTGGGCTTGTCCAGATTCACCAACCGCCTGTAATGCGGCGGCGTCTCTGAGGTTCATTTGTTGGGTAGATTGACCCAGACCAATGTTGGCTTGCCCAGCCGCAAGCTGATTGG